TGCGGCTATGCAGTTAGCTCAGCAAGCCCCTAATTTATACAACATGGGCAAGCTTCATCGTCAGATGCTAGAGGTCTTGGGCATCAAGGACGCAGAAGAGATTATTAAGCTTCCAGATGACATCAAGCCAGCAGACCCAGTGACTGAGAACATGGCTATCCTGAAACAGGAGCCTGTAAAAGCGTTCAAGTATCAGGATCACGAGGCGCATATTCAGGTCCACATGGCTGCTATGCAAGATCCAAAGCTTCAGGAGATTGTTGGGCAAAGTCCTTTTGCTGCGGCAATACAGGCGGCTATGGCTGCCCACATCACTGAGCATGTTGCATTCCAGTATCGTAAGGAAATTGAGAAGAATCTTGGCGTGGCTATGCCTGATGAAGAGAAGCCTTTGCCAGAAGATGTCGAGCTTGAGGTTTCACGCCTTGCATCAGAGGCAGCGCAAAAGCTACTCCGTAAGGATCAAGCTGAGATGGCGCAGCAGCAGGCTATGCAACAGCAGCAAGACCCTCTTACTCAAATCCAGCAGCGTGAACTAGCTCTGAAAGAGGCTGAGTTTGAGCATAAGAAACAACTTGATGTAGCCAAATTGCAGGCAGATATGCAGGTAAAAGAGGCAAATATCGAACTTCAGGAAGATCGACTGAAGTCTGAGGAAAGACGCGAAGGCGCCCGCCTTGGCGTTAAGGTAGCAACTGAAGCTGACCAAGCCCGCAGAGCAGATATGAAAGATGGGATTGATCTTGGTCGCGAAATGGCAAGGGAGATGAGTAATGATGGAAGTAATCAGGGATAAAATAAGGAACTACATGAATGATATCGCTGACCATATGGCCGGTGGCGGATGCCAAAACCATGAAGAGTATGTTCGGCTGGTCGGCAAAGTCGAGGCCCTTGCGCTTATCGAGCGTGATATCCTTGACTTGGAGCAAAGGCTTGAAGAAGCCTGACACTTCCGCAACGCAACATAATGAGTTATATTGTCATTGTGGAGACTTTCAGGGACAACCTGCAAGGTACTGTGAACCTAAATCACTGCAAAAGGAACAGAAATGTATTCTGCTGAAAAAACAGTTGAATCTTCAACTGCAAAGAAAATACCAGAACCATCTGGCTACAAACTCTTAATTAAGCCACTTGAGGTTAAAGAAAAAACAGATTCCGGCATTTACATGCCCGATGCACTGAAGAACGCGGAGCAAACCGCATCAGTTATTGGATTTGTAGTGAAGGCTGGGCCAGACGCATATATGGACACTGAAAAGTTTCCTAATGGCCCTTACTGTAAAGAAGGATTTTCCGCTCTTATTCCGGCACACGGTTTAAGGTGGATAAACAGGAGTTCCGTCTTATCAATGACGACACCGTTGAGGCTGTTGTCGATGACCCAAGGGGATACACAAGAGCATGAATAATACAGCTGAAAAAATCGAAGAAGATCTAACGGACGAAGATTTGGATAACTCTGGCTTTGAGGTGGACATCATTGATGACACCCCGGAAGAAGATAAGCCACGCCGACCGGAAGATACTGAAGCGCAAATACCGGAAGACGATGAGATTGCAAGCTATGGCGAAAATGTGCAGAAGCGCATTAAGCAGCTAAAGTTTGAATATCATGAGGAGCGCCGCCGAAAAGAAGAAGCTGCAAGGCTTCAGGATGAGGCAGTAGATTACGCTCGCAAGGTTTATGAGGAGAACCAGAGACTTCGCAAAACCCTCGAAGAGGGTGAAGGTGTTCTGGTACAGCAGGCAAAAGGCCGCGTTGAAGCTGAGCTTGAACGTGCAAAGTCAGCTTATAAAGAGGCCTATGAGACAGGTGATCCGGATAAGCTAATTGAAGCACAAGAAAAGCTTAACAACCTGCAAAATGAAAAATTTAGGGTTGAGTCATATAAGCCAAAGCCGCAACAAGCTCAGGAACAGCCTGTTCAGTTGCAGCAAAAGCCAAAGGTTCCAGAGCCAGACGCAAAGACAAAGGCGTGGGCAGCACAGAACGAATGGTTCGGCAATGACTCTGAAATGACAGGATATGCCTTTGGTGTGCATGAGTCTCTGGTAAAGCAGGGCGTCAATCCACAATCACAGGCAGATGAGTATTATAACCGTATTGACGAGTCTATGCGTCAACGGTTTCCAGACAAGTTTGGCGAGCAGCAAGTTGAGGCTGCACCTGTTCGTCAAGCTGGTTCCGTGGTTGCCCCCGCTGGTCGGAGTGCAAAAAAACCACGCAGAGTGCAATTAACCTCAACACAAGTCGCTCTCGCCAAGCGCCTTGGCCTTTCGGCAGAACAATATGCGGCGCAACTCTTGAAGGAGTCATCTAATGTCTAATAGAACCCCACGCTCAGGCGAGTCTCGTGAAGTAACAGCTCGCAAAAAAACATGGCAAAGACCGGGCATGCTGCCTACCCCCGAACCACGCAATGGTGTTGAATACCGCTGGATTCGCACATCAACTTTGGGTAACGCAGATAACACCAATGTTTCGTCTAAATTTCGTGAGGGTTGGACGCCAGTTAAGGCAGAGGATCATCCTGAATTACAAGTGTTGCCTGATATCGACTCTCGATTTCAAGGTAATGTTGAGGTTGGAGGATTGCTACTTTGCGAGAACTCAACCGAATATGTGGAATCTCGCCGTGAAGCTCACGATGAGATGAACGCGCAACAGATTGATTCAGTGGATAACAACTATCTACGTCAATCAGATCCTCGTATGCCGGTTCTAAATCCAGAACGGTCTACGAAAACATCGTTTGGTAAGTAACGAAAGTTACATATAACTTTTGGCGCTTACCGTTTTTACAATGGCTTTTTAGAAGGAGAGATGATTATGTCTTCAGTAGCCGCTCCCTTCGGTCTGCGCCCAATTGGTCGCTTGGATAATGGCTCACAGGAAGTTTTCCGCCAGTTTCCAATCGAATCTGCATATGGTGTCAACATCGCAACTGGCGATATTGTTCACCTTGTTGACGGTGGTACAGCCACCACAATTGAAAAGCAGTCCGCAGTAGGTACATCTGCGATTGATATCGTAGGGGTATTTATTGGGTGTTCATACACCGATCCCAACACAAAGCAGAAAGTTTTCTCTCAGCTTTGGCCTTCAGGCACCGTTGCATCTGATGCAATGGCGTTTGTAGTAGATGACCCGAATACTCTGTTTGCAATCCAAGCAGATGGTGCGCCAGCTAACGTTGGTGACATCTACGGCAAGAACTGTACTCTGGTACAAACTGCACCAAACACTGATCTCAAGATCAGCCGTGTAGCTTTGGACATCTCAGAGCTTGATGTAACCGCAACAGACCCAATCAAGGTAATTGATTATCTGGGCGGCCATGAAGGCGATGAGAAGGGTTCAGCTTACCCAATTCTGGTTTGTAAGTTCAACTACCATCAGCTCACCGCAGCTGCTGGCGCAGCCTAAAGGAGTGTAACTGATGGCTATTTCACGCGCACAACTCCTGAAGGAACTACTGCCGGGTCTTAATGCATTGTTCGGCATGGAGTACGACAAGTACGAAAACGAGCATGCAGAAATCTACGATACCGAGAACTCAGAGCGTAGCTTTGAGGAAGAGGTCAAACTGTCCGGCTTTGGTGCCGCTCCGGTTAAGCCTGAAGGTTCAGCGATTTCTTACGACAACGCGCAAGAGTCCTTCACAGCCCGTTACAACCACGAAACAGTGGCAATGGGCTTCTCTGTAACCGAAGAAGCAATGGAAGATAATTTGTATGACGCGCTCTCAGCACGTTACACAAAGGCTCTCGCCCGCGCTATGGCTTACACAAAGCAAGTCAAAGCAGCTTCTTTGTTGAACAATGGTTTCACCACTTTCCAGTCTGGCGATGGCGTTACTCTGTTCAACACAGCTCACCCAACCGTGCAAGGTGGCAACAACGCTAACCGTCCTGCGGTTAACGCTGACCTGAACGAGACTTCATTGGAAGATGCGGTCATCAACATTGCTGCTTTCGTTGACGAGCGTGGCCTGTTGATCGCTGCTCGCCCACAGAAGCTCATCGTTCCACCAGCATTGATGTTCGTTGCAACACGTCTGCTTCAGACAGACCTGCGTGTCGGCACAGCCGATAACGACATCAACGCACTGCGCTCAAATGGTTCAATCGCTCAGGGCTATCGTGTCAATCACTACTTGACTGACAACGATGCGTTCTTCTTGACTACAGATGTTCCTAACGGCATGAAGCACTTTGTGCGGACTGCAATGCAGACATCTATGGACGGTGATTTCGATACTGGTAACGTCCGCTATAAAGCTCGTGAGCGTTATAGCTTCGGCGTATCAGATCCACTCGGAATCTATGGCTCACCCGGAGCCGCATAATAGACTAGGGGCCTTCGG